TTGATACATCTAATATGCTATCAGTCGCAGTGGGCATAACTATATTAACCCCTTGTGAAGTATTTCCACCATGACTAGATGCAGTTGTAAGAGTAGCTGCCCACTTCAATAAATTTTTTGGTACACTAGCGGCTACAAACTTCTGGGCAGAGACAAGAAACTGAGCATTTGCAGTTGTTACCCCTGTTATATTTTGTATATCAGCTGCTATGTTTGTTGTTGCCATAATTATTTATTCATTTTTACTTTATAAAGATAAGGTTCAAATGTTAAAAAAAGGAGGTAAAATAACAAAAGAACCTCATCTTCATATTTTAGTAGTATAGGGAAGTATCGAGCCTCCCTATACTTTAATCCTTATATCGAGCTATTACCTCTCGAATTTTGGATTACAACGGAGTGTTAGAGTCAGTTGGTGGAGATGTGTTTGCAGAGGCTGTACCTACTGCCCATCCATCTTGGTCATTCGTAATTCCACGAACATACCATCTTCCGCCAGCTGCAAATATGTGGACTTGGTCTCCAGCCGCTCCCCTAGAAGCTACTAAAGTAAGTTGGTCATGCGAACTTCCATTAAAGTCAATACCGACATCATTGGTACCTTCCAATGAATCCATACTTCCAATAAAAAAGTCCTTACCATCTTCCGCATCAATGTCATAATCACCAGTCCCGTTGGCAGCTGTTAGAAGGAATGTATATTCCAATCCATCGCTGTCAGAGGATGCGAGGCTCGGAAGACTGCAAGCTGCAGCTCCGTTTACCCCACCAGAGATTAAAACAGTGATTCCACTATCCTGAGGAGCTAAGCTCAATGCTGTAGCTCCATCATTTTCAATGACTCTGCCATGAGCCCTTGATTGCTGTTTGCCTGACTTAATCGAACCGTAAAGAGGTGGTATATTTTTAGCCATTAACCATCCCCCCTATTTCCACACAGCATGCGCTTCGGGCATTTCGAATTGCATTCCTGCTTCGGTTTGAATTAAGTCGACTCTACGGTCAACACCACTATTCTCTAGTGTCTGAACACCAACATATATTGCTGTATCACGATTCAATCCATTACCGACCAATGGTCGATATTTAACATGTCTCATGTTTACTGCAAGCATATCAACGTGAGTCCCATCAAGATGGACATTACGAGCCACATTCATAACTCCGTAAGGAGTATAAATCTGTGTAATATCAACACCAAAGACGCTCTTCTTGTTACCAATACTCATCTCAGACCGTCCGTAAAAACGGTTTGAGGAGCCTAAGTCTGTTTGCTTCATATTAGCTAGAAAATACCCATCTAGCTTATGCAACCAATTATAAACTGCGGTTGAACACATAAACAGAGTAGCATTAGCATTGTTATAACGAGGGTCAAGAAAATTACTCATGTCATCAAGAAAATCATCTTGTGATTTAGATGTACTCCATGAGAAAATGTTTCCATAACTTAGAGCGAAATCAACAGCACCTTGAGTATACTGAACACTATCAACAGATGCTTGAGCACCAAATAACAATGATGTTTCAATATCCCACTTATGCTCAATCAACTTTTCACGCCAAATTCGTGCAAACTCATTTGGTTCATACTTCAGCACGGTAGCACGAGTTGTGTTATCCATTGCCATCGAAGTTTTCCAAATCTGAGTAAGTCCAAATCCAGTTGAGAAAGGTTGATCTTTCCAAGTCTCTGGATAACCAGATCCTTGAGAATGAGCACTACCTATGACATAAGTTCTTTCTCCTTCTAAAGAAGAATGAATTGCTTCGTCATAGACTTGAGTATCAACGTCATCGCTAGCCCATCCAGCTATGTAGTTTGCACCAGAAACAGTAGGAACACGAGTAACAGTACAATCAATTTGTACGCACTCCCTACTATCCTTAGTTAAACTATCTGTAACTGCATCAACTTTAGCAATCAAGTGGTCAGCTACAGAGCCACCACCATCAGTTGTTGATAAAGGAACTTTTACTAATTGCCCCGGAAGGAAAAAAGCAGGTCTTGTTCCAGAAGCTCCAACTGCGATTGCATTATTTGATTGACCATAAACGTTCTGAAGATTTCCAGAAGATTTATAATCTGTCGCCATGTATAACTTGATAGTATCTCCAGTAGACATTGAAGTTGGGGCAGCTCCATCGTTGTATGCGACTAAATCCGCATCTCCGTCAGTTCCACCAACAACTTGTGTATTGTCATTTTCAATCCATCCAGTTACATATGCATACCTTTTATGGTATGACGGACGGCGCTCAGTGAATTTAAATTCAGGGTCATCCGTTGGCTTTTTGGCAACCTTAGATACAAATCTGAAAAAAGGGTCTTGAGATATTGCTAACTCAGAGACTCTATCCCCAAAATTGTATCTTCGTCTAAGATCACCAGTATCTTTTGAAGTACCGTCAGACCATGTTGCCACATCTGAAACAGTACCTAAACTAAATACATCAGCCATTTGATCACCTTTTAGTTAAATGTTTATGCTTTTAGTTAAATACTAAAAGCTTTTTCTAATTCAGAATCAAATCCAAGAAGAGTATCAAACACCACATCCTCACTCGACCTTTCGGAACCACTATTACGTGAGCCTGTTGCAGCTGCGGAAGAAGGTTTTTCACGAACTTTCTTCATTTGCTGCATCATCTCACCTTTAGTATTCTGAGCTATTCTATCATCTTTTTTGCCTCTATTCATCAAAAAGTAAATATCATCATAAGTGAGAGGTCTAGATTGTGCAAAATCCACAACTTCTTTAAACTCATCATCACTCATACTATGCTTAGCACGAAAACTCTGTTCCGCTGTTACACGTTGGTTTTCTTCTTTTGATTCATTAGCGAACTCTCCAAGCCTTTTTTGAACAACTCCATCAATAGTAGCGTTCAATAGTTTGCTTGAATCGGAAGATGGATCATCAATAGCTTCGTCATAGTCAAAGACGAACTCTTCGCCTAATCCTAATCGCTCCTTGAGATTGCCTGGTGTTGAACCACCACCCTCATAATATCCCTTAATATGTGATATTAAATTAGGGTCTTCTCTCATATCATCCAAAATAGGTGCGTAAGGTTCAAGTTCGTTAAGCCTACCTTTCAACTTCTTAGCTTCTCTACTTGAATCTGCGTACCTCTTCTCGTAATCATGCCCTTGTTCTTGCTGTTCTTGCGCTATCTCTCTTCGGGGGCTGTTTTCAGCCGTTGCGATGTTTTGCTGGACGGGCTCCCCAGCTTCTTTTTCAAGTATGACACTATTAACCTGATTATCTAACTCTTCAAAAAAGTTGTCAGAGTTTTGAGTCTCGAGGCTACTATCAGGTGAATCTTCACCTTCAAATAGGTTGTCATTTTGCTCATTGTGCAGTGCCATAATAAACCTCCATTAATTTACTGCGTTTATTGTTATCTTTCAACAGGTTTTTCTCTATTTCTTTTACTTTCTTCTTTCATTAAAGATCGTAAATATTTTTGTTGCGCTTCAGTCTCTAATACATTTTTCCGCACTTCATTACCAGCAGTTCCTACTTTATCTTTAATACCAGCTTGCACAACTTGTCTTGACAAAGTATCAATAGTACCATCTCTATCTTTCAACTCTTCAGCTAACTGTTCGACTTGTTGTTTCAACTGAGCGTATATACTTTTTCTTTTTATAATCTGTTCTTTATTTCTAATATCAGTTTCTGCTAACATTGCTATATCATCAATCAGCCCAGACTGGAACCATCTAAAATACTCTTCCATTAATGCCCACCTATTAATAGGCATAGTAGAACCACCTACATACCTCACATCAAACTTACTAGATGCATAATCATTCCATCTACTTATAACATCACCATAATCATTATAAACTGGAACATTAATCTCAACTGACCTATCTTCAAATCCACCAGCCTCAGGTTGCACTATTCTAAATACTTTATGAGCTGTATACGTGCTTTGAGCTGTTTCTGTAAATACTTTACCTAAATGTTCTAAAGCTGGTTCCATTATAGTCTGCATCCAAGCTTTAATTCTACGAGTACCATACTCATCCATAGCAAGCATTCCTCGATAAGTTTCAGTCTTCTCAGCCTCTACTCCTTGCAGTGTACCAGGAACACCTGAAATATATTCAATATCTTGTTTACCTTGTTGTGTAATAGTAAAAAATGCTTGATTAAGACCTAATGGCTGTATAGGAACTGGAGGTGTAAACCCTGGTCTGTATTTTAATAAAGCTCCTGGAGCTGAAGAATACTTTTCCCATTCTTCCTCAGGTACAGATCCTTCTTCATATAACCATCTCAAGTTAGAACTTAAGTTAGCATTATGTAACATAATCTGATGAGATTTATTAATTTCTTGTTGTTTACCTACGAGAGGAGTAACTGCACTCATTGGATATGGGGTACCTGTATATGTATACGGAAATGGTATTATAGGATACTCAGTATTAGATAAATAATATTCATATAACAATGTATCACCAGCAATACAAGTAACCTTTACTCTAGTATCATAATACTGCACAGAATCAACAAGAGTAGATAAAAACTCTTTATTCTTAATAAGTAGTTTATATTCATCTTCATTTACTACTTTATTTTCTACTTTGGAAACTTCTTCTGTAACCTGAGCTTCAATAGCAGCTCTTTCTGATTCAATAGATGACTGTGTTTCTTTTCCAAGTTTCTCAATTTCTAATTGAGCTCTTGATTCAATAATTTCACCACGCTGTAAAGCCATAGTAATTGATAATTCTTTCTCCTCAGCTGCAACCATCATCTCTTTAGATATTGTATCCATTCTTTCTTGTACTTTACCATTTATCATTTCCATCTCTTCTGGTGATGGAGGAACTTTAATAAATAAATTATAATATGGTAATTTTTCTTTAGAGTACATCTCATAGAAATCAATCACATCATCATCTTCACCTGACGGCTTGTATGCGACTGAAAGAACATCGTCCGCTTGTATACTATCAGATTCATCAATATCTCTTTTAGTATATGAACCAACTGTATTTACAGAACCACTAGCATTTCTTATCTTATTTTTATATTCAGGAAGTATACTAAGAAGATGATGCTTAGGTAAATCCTTTTTAACAATTATATAAGCAGCGTCTCTAAATAAAAAGTCACGACTCATTGGGTCTACATAAACATCAAACGGCTCTATTCTTTTAAATACTACTTCACCCATTCCCCTATCTTTATCAGCATCTACATCAACCATCATATATCCGATACCCTTTGTGAATGCATCTTGAACTACTTGTGAAAACAACGACTTACCATTTGATATATACCAACAATATGAAGCTACATCAGCATGAACAGCTGCAATATCTATATCGGAACCTTCACTTCCAACAGCCTGCCATCTAGGATTATTAGCAGTAACAAAAAACTTCATTATCTCTATAGCAGGTGTAATTCTATTAATTATAAAATCAGGCATACCAGCTTCTTGTAAATCGTCACGCTCTCTAGACGTTAACTGATCATTTAAATAAAAATCATAACCACGCTGATTTATCCTGCGCCATCTACCTCTATCACCTGTAGATGCCTTATTCCATAAATCCCTAACTGCATCAGCCTTCTTTTTATTACTTTTTCTTGGCATTATTTTACTACTCCTAATAATTTAGACGGATCAAATCTATCCTTCCTTTTCCACTCATTACCTTTCACAGCTTCAACATGCACGTGACCTGTTATATCATCGCCCCATCTTTCAGGCTTTCTCATTGTACCAAGAATATCTCCAGCTTTAATTATATCCCCCTCTTTAACTGATGGGTCTACATATGCAAATCTCATAACATGATTAGCAGTTGTAACTTGTACATATTTTGTTTCACTATCGCCTTTATAAAATGTATTAATCTTTGTAACAGTACCATCAAAAGGTGAACTAACTTGCTCTCCAAATGGAACTGAAATATCTACACCTCTATGCGCTCCTTTGACAGATTTACCCTCCCTTATACGTGATGCCTCAAATACTCCAGACCCCTCTATATCGCTTCTAATCTTTACATCACCAAAAATAGGGTGAGCTCTTTCTTTAAGAGGATCATCAGATGCAACCATAGCATTCATAATTTCCTCTCCGCCTACTCTTGCTCTTAATTTTGGGTGAAAAGGCATTTATTTACCAATAGGTACACTAACTCCAAGTTTCCAATCATAACCACCGTTTCTACGTCTTTTCTTATAACTTCCATAAAAAGATGTATCACCTTTTAATGGTATACGAAAACTACCTCTACCAAAAGGTTCTATTACATTTTGTTTTGGATTATAATGAACTCCAAGTAAATTATACATAGACTTTGCAACCGATAGGGCATTCAATTTCATTTTACCTTGAGGATATATACTCTTCGTAACACCACTCCACATTGTAGACTTCGGCTGATAACTTCCGTCAAGAGCATTTAATTTGCTCATAGTCCTTAAACTTAAACTAGGACTTGTAACAGCGCTTGTATTATTTAAAGGTCCGTTCATATGCTAAGCAACAATCCAGCTTTTTGCTTTTCTTTTAGGCTTATACCATCCCTTTTTATCTTTATTCTCCCTCATACTGGGAGGAAAAGCGTGCAATTGTGCATAATATAAGGTCTCAATGGTATCATCATGAGCCATTTTAGGTCCGAATGTAACAATTTCATTAATTAAATCAAACATATTTTTTCTAATATGTACAGTACCCATACTAAATCTACCACTTAAACCACTATAAATCCTATTTCTTTTGTGTTGGCCTCCTGGTTTCTGTGGGATTACAGCTATATCAAACCTATTTAATCTACGCCTTTCTTCATTCAATGATTGGAATATACTACGATTCATAGCTACATCTTCTACAGTAGCTGAAGAACAGTTATATTTATTGTACATAGATATGATATAATCAACAACCCCAGTACGTCCTAAAATATTACCATCAGAATCTTTTGAACCAACTGTAGGAATACTCCTATGCCTTTCATACTCTAATACATATAACTCATTGTTTATATCAATAGCAATAGCCATGATAACACTAAAGTCAGAATGTTTAGTATCTATATCAGTAGCAGGGTCACATCCAATAAATACATTAATTGGAGCGAGATTACCGTCTTTTACTATATAATTAACACCGTCCTCATGCTTATAATAACCATCATAATACTTTAAATGATTTCTTGTCCATACAGCATCTTCCTCACTCATCACTTCCATCATATATTCTTGAAAGAACTTATGAGGCTGTCCAGAGTCCATGTAAAACTTCTTTTTCTCTTCTAATTTAGAAGCAGGGAAAAACGATGCCCAAAGTGGAGTTCCGTCTACCTGCAATGCTTTATACGTAATTACCTCCCAAGCAAAGTCATCCCCATCTTTTTTAGCTTTTGCATGCTGTGTAAGAAGGTTATTAATAAAGGAATCATAATGTACGGGAGTGCCATTAACACGCAACCTACCAGTATGAGGCTCAAGTGCGGGATAAACAACGGCAGTAACAAGATTCGCATTCTTATCCCTTGCGTCCCTTGTAATCGTATTTGCTTCATGTTCAAAATCATCTAATACAATTAAATCATATCTTTTATGTAATTTAGCTCCACCACGAATACCAGCTACATTTGATTTACTTATTAATTTACAGCCATTTTTTAATTCTATATCTTCTTCTGTCCATTTTCCACCTCTTGTATCACCGAAATAATAACGTATCCTATCATTATAATCAAGGTGATGTTTTATATAATCCATATTGCCTACTGAAAGTTTCTGTGTTGCAGACACCCAAGCATAGAAATAAAAGTCATCACTCGGGCAAAAAAGGAAGTCTTTTAGAATAGAAGCTTTTGTCAATATAGTCTTGCCATGACCACGAGGAACAATAATAGCAGACTGCTTTATTTCTTTATTATCAATACAATCAGATATTTCATAGTGAAATGGAGGAGTCTCACTACGCATGAAGTCTTCAGGTAAAAATAACTTTCCGAATGATATTAAGTCTTTGCTAGCTAACTTTAAAGCCTCTTCAGCTTCGATTATATTCTGACTATTTATATTCACTAATCTTTATCTTTATTAATCTTTTCCGCCATCTTCCTCAGTGCTTCTTTCTTCCATGAATTTCATATACTCGTCTTCATTACCCATAAAATCTACATATCCTTTTAACATCTCACTTAATGACATCATAATATTATCTAAATAATTAACTCTTCCACTTAACACTCGGAGAGTTCTTATAATATCATGCTTTGAAACTGTTTGTTTACGCTTCGCCATTAGTTTACCCAACACTCAATCCCATTATCATCGAACTCCATTGTCACCCATCCTGTCCTAACAATCTGATACATGGAATATCGAGCGTAGTCCGCGTAACGTAAGAAGCTACCGCCTCTTATGTACCACCTTCTATGTAAAGTTTCCTCATTATCATGTATAGATATAGAGTCTATAGGCTTAGTATATAGCTGGTGATTATGACCTAAAAAGAATACATCGCCATCACTATAGACAGCAGCTAACCTGTCTAATTCTAAATCTCCATTCTTTGCTCCACTTGTACCATGACCACTAACAAGATTCCAAGTCCTACCAGATGTTATAATTGATGTATACCCAGGCAATTCATAATAAGGTACTTGTAAAGCATTAGCTATTCCTCTTGATATATCAAAATCAAGAACTCTTACGCTTCTTAAATAATCATGATTACCACCACGAACAAATAAGCACTTATCCGCTATAGGTCTAAACAATTTTATGAACTCTTCATACTGATCATCTGGAGACATACTCTGACCACGCTGAGGGATGTGATAGTTTGGAGGTATGCATTCTATTAAGTCACCATTACCAAACCACCTGGCAAACTTATCTTTCTTGATTACGCTTATAGCCTCTTTCAGTTTCTCATGGTCATGCTCGTTAGCTCCTACATGCACATCAGTTAATCCATGTATCCTTATTTTACCATTATACTCAAACGTTAACAAACCGCCTGACTTTACACGCACAGATTCTTCAGTATCCTTATCCTGTACTTGTGTTTCATATGGTATTGTGAAAGTGTGATTACATTTACGACATAAGTGACGCTGCATCAAGTCGTTATCTGTATTTCGACGATACCCATGTATCTTAGTATGCATTGATTCACAATGTGGACATAACATATTATTCTCCTTCTTCAGTTGATTCAACCAGCTCTGGTCTTTTAGCTGACTCTAATTGGCCAGGTTCAAAACCTTGAAACAGTCCTATTATACCAGTTTCTTTCTGCTTGATAGTAGTACCTCCTATAGTGCCAATTGCTTTACCTAATTCTTTTACAGCATTCAATACGATGTTATCTTCCATAGAACTATCTACTAGACACTTTAATTTAGTTAATACATACTCATGGTCGACACCCATTGATTTTGCTACGTCTACTACTGACTTTTCAACTTCTTTCATAACTCTCTCCTGCCTTAATAATATCGCTGCTTTCTTCCCAGCTTTATACGAATCCAACTCACTAAACGCATCCATGTAACTTTTAACGGCACCCATACCAACTGCAACATTCGTTGCAAATACTTTTTCTTTTTTAGTAGTTTTATCTCTCTTGTAAAAATTAGTGTTAGATGACTTAATAGACTTTGAGAACGTGTACCTGTTTTTGTGCTGTGAGAAATCAGTGTCCATATACGTTTTAGGTAAGCATAAGAAAGCGCCAACAACAGTGCGAACATAATTTTCACAATATTTATAGTTTCTTCTGTCATTTGGATGCTTAATATTTGACTTCTTTAGTAACTGTATGACTCCACCATCGTCAGCTAACACCCAGTCACCTTCATTCGATGCTCTCCAATCAAAACTTATATTTGGTCTATTGTCTTTGTCGGTGAAGAAGTTATTGAAGTCTTGTACATCATCGAATACATAATGTTTAACTCCTTTTATCTTACGATACTCCATTTAGTTCGGCTTGCTTATATCGCCATCTAAAGTAGATAATTCTTTAATTTGTAACGCTAGATTGTCAATCAAGTCATGCACAGTATCTGGTATCTGGTACACTACATCATCTATCTCTATTGGGCTTAAGTCGGAAGTGCTCCTAGATATAATCTCTAATACAGATACTTGCTCGTCGGCAGTTAACTTGCCAAGGATTTCGATATCTTTTTGCATAGTACTAAAGCTTACTATGAAAACCACTTTCGAATCAAGACTTATCTGAATATATACCCTCCTTTCCCTCCTCTTAACACCACCCATACCACCCATAGTGTACATCAATCATTAACACTAACTATATATTTATATATAATACGCACGCGCGTAGAGAAAATGACTATAATATCAAGTATGACCAAGTGACACTTGGAAAAATTGCAGGATTTTGAAATGCGGCTATATTTACCCTTAATAACACAAAGACGGATTATGGAAATTCGCTTTTTAGTTAAAAACCAACAACAAAGGAATCTAATTATGATTATCATCCATGACTTTGGCGACCCCAGTGGTAACCCTAACCCATCACGCTATGATGTATTTGTAGCCGACCTTGGCGACGGCACCTACTCAATCACGTGGAACCTTGAAAAAGGATTCTCACTGCGCATGAGTGAGGCAACCCTCAGGGCTAAGTCCCTAGCTGCCCAACAAGAGATGGCTCTTGTATCAATGTCAACCTACTCTAAAGATGAACAGTTTGAGTTCACCGACGAAGAGTTAGGTCTCATCGGTCTCATCGAAGACTAACACTCGTAGTACTATGAGCCCCCTTTCAGCACGAGAGGGGGCTTCAGATCAATTAAGAATTAAACCTGTAGGGAATACAGGACATAGTGAGCATACCATACACACTTACGGTAACAACGGGAAGTATAGCAGGCACAGTCGTAGGTCTTGGCGACTATAAAGGGTTGTCGCAGCACCCATAAATGGGAGTAGTCAGTAGCACTATAACCTGCTATATTTCTCTATCATATATTAAATATTTGTAGTAACTTGGTCATTAACATAATGTAAAGGAGTCAACAATGACAGTAGTAAAACAGTTTACAAGTGAACAGAAGTTAAATGATTATTTAGCATCAAACAGGCAGTATGAAGTGTTGAATAGGTTAGGCATAGCTGGTACAGTTGTGTTATTAACTGACGAGTACCAAGAAA